CTCGCCGCCAGCATCAAAACCAACGGCCTCCTCACGCCCCTCAGCGTCGTACCCAACGGCGAGCGCTACAGGGTCATCGCCGGCCACCGCAGGCTCGCCGCATGCAAACAGGCCGGAATCGGAGCCGTCCCATGCTTCGTACTCCAGCTCGGCCCATTGCAGCAGCTCGAGGCCATGGTCACCGAGAACTGCCAGCGCGAACAGCTCACAGCGTTGGAAGAGGCCGACGCCATCCAGGGCATGCTCGACCTCGGAGCCACTACCGCCAACGTCGCCTACCGGCTCGGCCGAAGCGCCGACTACGTGCGTGACCGCGCCAAGGCCGCCAGCATCAAGACCGAGGTCAGAGCATCCCGCGACGATTTCAGCCAGCTCACCATCGGCCAGCTCGTGGCCATAGCGCGATACGACGGCCAGCCGGACAGGCAGAAGAAGCTCGCGCAGGCGGCCGGCACCTCGAACTTCGACTACATCCTCCGCAACATCGAACGCGCCGACCGCGACCGGCAATGGATCGAATCGGTCGCCGCGCTCCTCGTGGAGCCCGACAACGGCATCAACCTCATCCCCGACCCCGAAAAGCCCTACAGCGACCCGGAATGGCGCTACCGCGGCTGCATGTTCCCATCCACCGGCACCCCCGAAGAAACCATCGAGAAGATCCGCGAACAGAACCCCGCAGCCGTATCCATCCACACGGTCTCGCAGCAGGTCTACCTCTGGACCCGCCGTGACAAGACCGCCGACGCCGAAAAGGAAGCCCGACGCGCCGCCGAACAGGCCGAACGCGACGCCCGCCGGCACGCGCTCGAGGAATACGCCGCCGCATCAGCAGACAAGCGCATGACATGGCTCCACGGCCATCTCCACGGCATCAAACGCGACAAGCTCGTCGAAACCACGGCCCGGCTCGGACTCCTGCAGATCATCGACCCGAACCCGCAGGGCTACACGCAGGCGCTGAGCACATGGAACGACGCCGCATGCGGTGGCGAACAATTCGCCACCATCAGCGGCATCGAACCGGAACGGGCGCTCGTCGAACTCCGCTACCACCTCGACGAACCCGACTGGGCGGTCTGGGCGGTGCAAATCCTCGCCGCTCGCATCGAATGGTTCATCGACCCCGAAGACTGGACCAGCACGAGCGACATCGGCCGTCGCATCCCCGGCTACTACCAGATCCTCCAAGACCTCGGCTACACGCCCGCCGACGACGAGACCAGTCACCTCGACCAGCTCATCGCCGCCATCACCGAAGCCGACTCCGACGAAAACGAAGAAGACGAGGAGAACAACCAATGACCAGGGAACAACTCGACAAACTCAGCCGCCTCCTCACCGACACCGCCCAGACCGCCAGCACAATCGAACTGCAAGCGCTCGCCGGTGGCAGGGCGGATGACGGCATCGTGGCGTTGGCGGCCGGGTTGAGGGCCAATTGCACTTCGTGTTTGGTGCTGGTTGACGGTCTGATGCAGGAGGGGGTGCGTTGTGAGTGAGTTTGCTGATTCGAAGCGTGCCGCTTTGGAGCGTCAGGGTTGGCATTGCCTGCGTTGCGGGACGAACATCCATGATCCGTCATGCTGGCCTGGACGCTCCGGCCATCACCGTCAACTGCGGCGGGCGGCGGATCCGGATGTGCGGCACAGTCCGGCCAACATCGTCGAGCTGTGCGGCTCGGGCACGACCGGCTGCCATGGGTGGGTCCACCAGCATGTGGCTGAGGCCGAACGGCTTGGACTGATAGTCCCGCTCGGCATAGATCCTCTCTCCACCCCAGTGCGCGACTGGCAGGGGAGATGGCTCTGGCTCAACCAGGACGGCACGGCCACGCCATTGACCATGCGCGAAACATTGACAATTCAAACGGAAGGAATGACAAATGCACGAGAATAACGGCAAACCGGAGGCGCTGCTGTGGATCGACTTTGAGACCACAGGCGTGGACAGGCGCAAAAGCCTGCCATTGGAGATCGGTATGGAATGTACCGACATGCTGGGCGAACAAAAGTTCGGATCATTGTCCCGCATCATCCGCCCGGACAGACTCGACCTCCTGTCCATGAGCCCCGTCGCCTTCTCCATGCACACCGACAACGGCCTGCTGTTCGAACTCATGGGAGGCTCCGTGCGCAATGACAGCATGGTCGTCGTGGCCAACGCCGTGGAGGAATTCCTTGACTCGCTCTCCCAGCGCTTCTCCCTCGTCCCCGCGGGGACCAACGTGGACTTCGACCTTGACTTCCTCCGCCGACTCAACCTCAACCCTGACGCGTGGCTCACCTACCGCAAATACGACATGGCCACCATCCGCCGACTCGTCACCGTGCTCGGCGCCCCGGATCCATACCAGGGCGACAGCGGCCCGCACCGGGTGAAATCCTGCATCGCACGCGACATCAAAGACTACAAGGCCATGCTCGAGACACTCGCCGTCAAGACGGGAGACCACAAGTGAGAAAGACCATCAGCCACCTCGCCGACCGGCTCGGAGACGCCATGGCCACGCTGTTCACCCTCCTCGCGCTGCTGCTCATCCCGCACGCCGTCATCAGGGCGATCATCGGACAGGCGCTCCACCAGTGGACACCAATCACGTGGCTCGCCATCCACACCGCACTGACCATCGCGGCGCTCGCCACCAGCCTCGCCAGCTACGCGAGCGCCGCACTGCTCGCACCGCCAAGACCGGAGAACTACCAATGACCGAAGACCAGCAAGACCAGCTCGTCATCAGCCTCGACACGCAATACGCCGTCGCGCACGCCATCTACAACCGATTCCACGCCAACGGCCACCGCAAACACCTCACGTGGGAAAACCTCGACGACGACGGCCGCGAACCATGGCACCTGATAGCCAAGGACGCGATCACCGAGATGCTGGCCAGCCCGGAGATCGGAGGAACGGCATGAGCCACACCGCGATAATCCTCCTGGCGCTCGCCTTCCTGATCGGCTGGATGGGTGGCCGGGAATGAGCATCATCGTCCCATTGCACAAGTGGCGGTCGGCCGACCCGGCCATTCTGATCGGCCGCCGCTGCATCGCCCGCACCGACCAGGACGTCGTCATCGACGGACGGCTCGAACTCATCCGCCGGCCGGACGGCATCGCCAGCCTCCGCTTCCAGGGCATCGGAAACGACATCATCGCCCACGATCCGAACACATGTTCCAACAGCATGGGCGACGGCATCAGAAGCCTCGCCATCTACGGAAAGGAATGAAACCAATGAGAAACACCATCTGCGCCGCCCTCACCGCCATAACCCTCGTACTCTGCGCCGCGCTCGCGGGATGCGGCAATGCGTCCAAGACGTCGACCCCGGCCCACGCCATCGCCGCCACCGGCACCACATGCTCCGAAGAGTCCAGCGACGAACGCATCAAGGAATGCATCGTCACGCTGTCCGAGACACGACGAGTCGACTGCGTCATCACCGCCGGCAACCACGGCGTATCCGGAATCTCATGCGACTGGGACCACGTCAGCGGAGCCGACAAGGAACCGCGATGAAAATCACCACTCAGGACGGCGCCGTATACATCGCGCCGGAACGCTCGAAAGCCTGCTTTCCGAGGGGTGGAGTGTGGTGCGGACCGACGTGCTGCCTGGACTCAATGGGAAAGGCGAGTACAAGGTACCGCCGAACACATGCTTCGAACCGTCACTGCCGCCGACGCTCGTCTACATCCTCGGTAAGGAGGCGGAATGATGCACGGCATCAGTCGTAACAAACGGCGCTCGCCGCATGCATGCCGTAGCGCGGTCGGGATATTCATCTGCGCGAGCAACGGCATAGGTCCGGCGCAATACGAGGACAGCCTGCGCAGGATAGAGCATTGCGTCATCTGCGGCAGGTGGTGGAAGCTATACGCCGCGTCCTCACATCTGACCATCTGGACCGAACTGCCCGAATGGGTGGTGTGGCTGCTGCGACACAAGACCTGGAAGACCATGCACAATCAAAAGAGGAAGGAAACGAAATGAGTGAGGAAACACTAGACCCGCCACTGCCGCCGATCGACGCGCGCACCGAAGCCGTAGCCGAACGTCTGTTCGGGCTCAAATGGGCGCTCCGCAAGGACTCCACCGAAATCATCCATGAGGAATGGCGGACCGCATCCGAATGGATCCGCGACGGATACCTGCGCCAAGCCATCGAAGTGCTCGCCACCGCCGACCAAGCGCAACCCGCGAGCGCCGACGGATCCGATTATGAGGAACGGATGCGCGTCGAATACCGTGAATTGACCGCTCGTGCCGGCAGGCTCAGGGACATGCTGCAGCGGTATGCGGATGGCACGCTCGACTTCGAGCTCGTCTGTCCGATCACTTTGTTGAGCAGGCAGCTTGACGTCATGGATGAATACGCCGTTCTGCTCCGCCATAGAGCCAAGATCGAACACGTCGACCTTGAAGAACAGGACTCCGTCATCGAATAAACAAAGAACCCGACCTTCCGGCCGGGCTCTGGCATTACCACAAACCAGACTATCACGCCGGAGGGAATCGAACAAATGAACGAACAAAACAACGAATCCCAACCAACCACCACCAACACCACAACAAACACCAGCCAAACAACACCAGCGCTCGCCGGCGTGTGCCTCGTCTGCGGCGGAGGATGCGCTGTCGGCGACACCATGTGCGCGAGATGCGGTGGGCTGATGCGCGGCTGGCTGCGGGAATATCCATCATGGTTGGATTCGCTGCATGAGTTCCTGGACTCGACCGCGCACTACGGAGGCCGCCAGCCTGGACGCGTCAACCTTCCAGCCGCGCCGACGCCAATCCGATTGCCGGTGCTCGACCACATGCAGGAGGTCGGGGACATGGCGGTCGCATTGTGGCGCAGACTGTACGCGCCATCGGCGATGCCATGGGCGAACGGCCGGATCCACCCGTCCCTGCTGGAATGTTTGAGCGTCTGCGCCGCATGTCCACGGTTGAACCGGCTTCCGGACATCGACATCATCTGGCACGACTGGCAATCATTGGCGCGCAAGACCTTGTCCATCATCGACGTGCCGCCTTCCAAGCACGGCATCGGCAGATGCCCGAACCCATTGTGCGGTGTCGAACTGTCGGCGCCCATCGACGCGGTCGAGGTCACCTGCCCCGTATGCGGCGGCACTTACCGTGTGGTGGACGTGCGGCTCGGCTTCCTGAAGGAGTGCATCGCATCCGGCAAAGCGTTCACGGCAGGGGAATGCGCCGAACTCCTGCGCGAATGCGGGTTCCAATGCGGCGTGAACACGATCTACTCGTGGCGCAGTCGCGGCAGGATTCAACCAGCCGGCAAGAACGGGAAGGGACAGCCGATCTACCGTCTCGCCGACGTGCACGGGCAGCTTTCCCGACGCGACTCGATTTGACGTTTCTCGAAGTGCAAGGCATAATTGTCAGTGGATTAGAGGGTTCAAACCGAAGACATACGGTTTGAACCCTTTTCATATCCACCTTGGATTCTCCCAACTCCTTGGGTTACGTACCCGTCCTGTCCGAACGGCATATCGGACACGCTCCACCCACTCACGTCAGAGTGGGCATACACCAACAGCGGCAGGCAAGCCAATCCCGCACTTACATGATGCGGTGATGCTCAAACCGCCTGTCCATGCCTTCGTAGGAATCAACGGCAGATCGCACCGGTCGCAGATCTTCGGATCCTCTTCCTTGCGGCCGCGTATATGCGCGGGTTCGACTCCCGCCGAAGGCGCTCCATGAATAACCTCGGGAGGGGATATCCGCAGATGACGGGATCCCTAGTCGACACGTGGTCGGCCATGCTAGGACTTCATACGAAGGAATAACCATGAGCAAGCGACGCAACGAGCGGGTCAGCAACGGATACCGGCGGCGCATGCTCAGGCAAAGAGTGCTGGCCGCATACGATGTGTGCGCCATCTGCGGCAAGCCAGTCGACAAGACATTGAAGACACCACATCCGATGAGTGCCGAAGTAGACGAACTCATACCGGTCTCACGCGGCGGCGATCCATACAGCTTCACTAACTGCAGGCTCACGCACCGCAGATGCAACAGGCTCAAGAGCGACAAGACCGACGAACACGCACGAGCGCTGCTGGCCGGCAAACAGGACATCAAACCAAGCTCGATGCCGTTCAAAACGTTCGGCATCTGACCCGATACCAGGGCAGGGTACCCGGCCATACCCCCTTGGGGTAGCCTCGGGTGCAGTGCCGATATCCCTCCCGGAATGCAAACGTCGGAAACAGGGGAAACAACGAAAGGTCGGAAAGCGAGGGAAGTGCCGATGAAGTGCGAACTCTGCGGCAAGGAATTCCAACCGTCCGGCCACGGGCGGCCGCAACGCTACTGCTCCAAATCCTGCCGCCAGAAAGCCGCCTATCGTCGGAAAAAGAACCGGGCTACGCAAACGGAAGCGGATAGGCCCGTATCCAAGCCGACGAAAACGAAACGGAAGCCTGAACCGGAACTCGACAAACAGAACTTCGAACGGATGATGGACGGCTCCCACGAGGACACGCTCCGCGAAATCGTCGGCAGACTGCGCGAGGCTCTGCATGACCCGTCCACGCCGGCCAACGCGTTGCCGTCGATCAGCAGCAAGCTCGCCGAATTCGACGAACGGATGCGCATGGCCGAGGATTCCGGCAGCCTGTTCGATGTGAACGATGACGTGACGGAGGTGGCGGAGGATGTCGGAGCGTCGATTGTCTGAGACCGCCCAACGGCTCGTGAAGCCGGAAGACGTCACGTCAAGCGATTTCAAACTGATCAACAATGCGGCGGTCAAGGCCGGAATCCACTACGACCTCTGGCAGAAAGGTTTCCTATACCTCCTGTTCGCCAAACGCGCCGACGGCAAGTACGCATGCGGATCCGGAGGGGCGGTCCTGTCCAGCTGCAGGCAGATCGGCAAGACGTTCACGGTCGGCACGGCGATATTCATCCTGTGCGCCGGACGTGCCGGAACACTGGTCATCTGGACCGCGCACCACACGCGCACCTCCGACGAGACGTTCGCCGACATGTGCGACTTGACGCATAATCCGAAACTGTCCAGGTACGTGCGGAACGTGCGTCGAGCGAACGGCCAGCAGGAGATCCGTTTCACCAATGGGAGCCGCATCATGTTCGGCGCGCGTGAGAACGGTTTCGGCCGTGGCCTGCATTCGGCGGACATCGAGGTGTTCGACGAGGCTCAGATACTCACCATCAAGGCGTTGGACAATCTGATTCCGATCGTGAACACGAGCCCGAACCCGTTGATCGTGTTCATGGGCAACCCGCCGAAGCCGGGAGACCAGTGCGAGGCGTTCGAGGAGAAACGTTCGACCGCGTTGGCGGGCAATTCGGACGACATGCTCTACGTGGAGCTCGGGGCAGACCGCGACTGCGATCTGGACGACCGGACCGCGTGGGCGAAAGCGAACCCGTCTTATCCTCGCCGCACCAGCGAACAGGCGATATTGCGCATGCGCAATCTCCTCGCCGAGGATTCGTTCCGCCGTGAGGCACTCGGCATCTGGGACGAGACCGCCACCGCGTACGCCATCAGCCCCGACCTGTGGAAGGCCGCCGAAACCGACGACGTGCCCGACGGCGGCACGGTGAGCTTCGGCATCGACATGCCGCCCGACAGGAGCGTGCTGACCATCGGCGCCGCATTGCGGTACGAGGACGGGTCGGCCGTCATCCAGATGGCGAACATCAAGGACGCGCGGCAGGCTGGCACCATGTGGGCCGTGGACTGGCTCGCCGAACGTTGGCCGAAGACCGCCAGCGTGGTCATCGACGCGCAGTCCCCGGCAATGAGCCTGCTGCCCGAACTGAAGGCCGCGCACGTGAAGGTCACCGTGACGAACATGCAGGAGATGGGCCGCGCATGCGGCCGATTCCTCGACATGCTCAAAGCCGGAACGCTCAAGCACCCGCCGGACGAATACCAGCCGCAGCTGGCCGCAGCCGTCAAGGGCGCGACCACGCGTCCATTGGGACAGTCCGGCGCGATCGCATGGAACAAGCTCGGCTCGGATATCGACATAACGCCGCTCGTATCAACCACGATCGCCCTGTACGGGGCGTGCACGACAAAACGACATCCCGGAAGACGACAGACCATCGGAGGAATCTAAATGGGCGACATCCAGATGACAAACGTTCCGGATAGCTGGCGGCCGTCCGGAGGATCGGTGGCGCTGACGAAACTGGTTGTGCCCACCAGCATCGACGGGCTTACAAACCAAGAGAACGAACTGCTCGCAGAGCTCGCCGAAGTGTGGACACGTCATGCGAGCCGCAATCGGAAACTCACCGCATACTACGAATCGAAAGAGCCGCTGGTCGACTTCGGTCTCACGGTTCCACAGTCCATCAAGGACCACTACACGCCATTGGGATGGGCACGCAAGGCGGTGGACATGCTCGCCGAGCTTTGCGTATTCGAGGGATTCGTCTCGCCTGGTGTCGATGATCCGTTCCAACTACAGGACTTCATGAGCAGAATCGGCTTCACCAGCGTCCTTCAGCAGGCCATACAGACGGCACTCATTCACGGCTGCTCGTTCCTCAGCGTCATCCAAGACGCGGAGAACAGGCCTCTCATCCGCACCCACACCGCGGAAAGCTCGGCAGCGATCTGGGACTACCCGAACCGACGCGTCAAGGCATGCATGGCCATAACCGACGTGAACAACGACAACGAGGCCATCGGACTCGTGCTCTACATGCCGACGCGCAACATCAGCGTGTTCCGCAGTCTCGGCACATGGTACGTGCAAGGATCACAACCCACCGTGAACGGCGAATGCAGCGTGTTCCGCCTCGCCTACAAAGCCACCGAAGTCAAACCATTCGGACGCTCCCGCATCAGCCATGACGCGATGAACATCATCGACGGCGCGAACCGCACCATCGTGCGTGCCGAGGCGAACGCCGAATTCTACGCATTCCCGAAAATCCTGCTCATGGGCACCAGCGACGAGCTCGCGTCCTTGAGCGCGGACGCCGCGCTCAAACTCTACATGGGCCGCTACAACATGATCAGCAAGGACGCGGACGGTGATTCGCCGACAGTGACCCAACTGGCCGCATCCAGCATGGATCCGCACCTGACGATGCTGAAAAGCTGGGCCGCCATGTTCGCCAGCGCGATGAACATTCCCGCCAGCTCGCTCGGCATCGTATCGGACGCGAATCCGACGTCAGCGGACGCGACCGAGGCGCAACGCGAGGACCTGATTATCGAGGCTCGCCACTGCGACCGTGATTTCGGCGAATCGATCCTGCAGGCGGCACGCCTCGTGGCGCGCATACAGGATCCATCGGTGTCAGACGATGATCTGATGAAACTGCAGGTCGACTGGAAGAACCCCAACACTCCGTCAAGCTCCATGAGCGCCGACGCGTTCAGCAAACTCGCCGGCAGCATCGACTCGTTCGCCAACAGCGAGGTCGGCATGACCCGCGCCGGATTGAGCAGAAGCGAGATCGTCCGCTTGAAGGCCGACCAGCGCAAGGCTCAAGCCGGACAGGTCCTCGACCAGATTCGCGGCATGCGCCAACAGACTGAGCAGACGCAGGACGACGGGGAACGCCAGATCGACGCTTCCACGCAATCAACTGTTGCGGGGGGCTGAAGGACAGCTTCGACGCACTGGGAGTAGCGATCAGAGCCGGGGTGACACCGGAATCCGCGGCATCGATGCTTGGACTGAAAGGCATTGAATTCACCGGCATGACGCCGGTCAGCCTCAAACTACCGGAAGGCGGCGGAAATGAGCCCGAACAGTCTGAACCTGCCGCCGGAACGACGCAGAAGGCTTGAACTCGACCTCAATGATTTGTACGAGGATTACACGGACACCATGAGCCGCCTGCAGAAGGAGGCCGGCAACAGTGTCTCGGGCCTCGTCTGGGACGGTGAAAGCCAGGAGCTCATCAAAGCGGAGATCAACCGGTATGCCGACGCCGCCAGCAGGCTCGCATCCGACTACTACGGCCACGTACGCGACCTGTGGGCGCAGTACGGCGGAATCGATATGCCGGAATACGAGCCGCCTTCCATCACCGCCGACCGCGCGGTCTGGCAGATGGAAGGCGGTTTCAACAACACTGACTTCATGGGATTACACTACAAGGATGTCATTCCAGATGAAAACGGAGCCGTTCACAACAACGCCGGAATAACCATCGACGACCTGTGGCCCACGTTCGCTGACGAGGAGCAGGCGCTGGAATACGTGCAGAATCTGATTCAGACCGTCGGGCGGCTGACCATGCAGAGGGCTGTGGCCAACGATCCCACCAAGCCTCGCTGGGCGCGTGTGCCGCGAGGGGCTAAGACATGCGCGTTCTGCCTTATGCTCGCCTCGCGTGGCTTCGCCTACCTGAGCGAGGACACCGCCGGACGGCAGATGCAATACCATACGGACTGCGACTGCGACATCGTGCCAAGCTGGGGCAGCAGCAAACTCAAAGGATACGATCCGGACAAGTATCGTGAAATGTACCAGGCAGCCAAGGCTGCGGCCGGCGATGACGGCGACTGGCGTGACACGCTAGCCCAATTGAGACGCATCTATCACGATGAGGTCAATGATGGTGTGACTGCCCAACCGACGATTCGATGGAGCGGCAAATCGATTCCAATCAGCGCTTCCGAACTATCGAGATTGTCGGATTATAGCGTCAGGATGCCTGGAGATAGATTCTCCAACGACGAGAAGATCGCGGCTTTGATGGATTGGACCGGAGACAGCTACAAAAGTATCAACGGCTACCTGTTCGGCGGACGAAACCCGTCGAAAGACGTCATCCATCAGGTCGAATGCATCGACGAAGCGATATCCGACCATATCACCCGAGAACGTTTCACGGTCGACAGGCAGATGCGGTTGTCGACGTTCCACGTCAACGACATGGAGTCGCTTTTCGATTTGAATACCGGTCGCACCTTCGAACACATCGGCTACATGGCCACCAGCATCAAGGAGGGAGGCATTGACGTTGATGGGGAAGACCGCATCGCCACAAGAATCCTGGTACCGCCGGGAAGCGCCGGCGTGTATGTGGAGCCGATCACTCAGCATCCGGGAGAATACGAAATTCTTCTGCCGAGAGGAAGGGCTCTTCGTTTCGAAGGGCTTGGAGCATCCGACGGCAGACCGATCGTTTATCTGAGACTGCTATGATTGAGCCTATGGATCGTTCCGACCGTTTCACGTTTATGCCCGGTGATTTGAAGGAAGTCACCGATGAGCGCCATCTTGCGGAAATCAAACGCAAGTATGGCGATATCTCCATGCCACAGGACGAATATGAATGGGTCAGGAACGAAGGAAAGAAGCGCTGGTCCGTCGGCGACTATGTGTCGACCGACGAGCTGCGGTCCGAATACGCGCGAAGAAAAGCGCTGGGAAATCTCTGAATCCCAGAAAGCCATCACGTCGAAACGTGATGGCTTTTCTTTTACCTTTCACACCCCAGCGATGGGGCGGGGCGCAGCCATGCGCGAAACCAACAAGAATGGCCGTCAACTCGCCGGCGTCAGGCGTGGAAACCAAGAACAAGCAAAGGAGCCACCAACCATGGCAGAAGAAAACCAGACCGGCGCGGACGGCCAACAGGAGCCGGAACAGCACTCTCCGGCCCCAAAGGACGTGAACAACGCGAAGCTGAGGACCTTCACCCAGGAGGAAGTCGACCGCATAATCAACGAGCGTCTCGGCAGGGAACGCGGCAGGAAAAGCGACTACGAGGAGCTCAAGGAGAAGGCCGGACAGACTGCCGACCTCGAATCGAAACTCTCCAAGGCGCTCGAGGAGAACGAGAAGCTCAAAAGCGAAGCCAAACAGGCCGAACACGAGAAGGAGCTCTCCACGATACGCGCCAACGTCGCGGCCAAACACGGCATCACCGACCCGAGCGTCCTCGCGGGCGACGACGAGAAGCAGATTGGCGAATACGCCGAGAAACTCATGAAGGTGTTCGCCGACATGCGTTCCCGCGGCACGGTTGCGGACCAGAGCGCCCGCACCGGACAGGCCAAGGCTAAACATTCCAGCCGCGAGGACTTCGTCAACGCCATGAGCAACACGCTCCTGTGAGCCAACCAGCAAAACAACATTCATTTGAAAGGACAAACCATGACAGATCCGTCCATGACACGAAAAAGCAACGGTCTAGACCTCACCCCTGAAACCCAGGCGGAGATCTGGCAGACCGCGAAATACCAGAGCGCGTTCATGCAGCTCGTGCCGGAGATGAAACTGCCCGGCAACGGTGCTCGCGTGCCGATCATCATCGGCGACCCGGAGGCCGCATGGGTCAATGAGGGTGCGGAGAAGCCGAAGAGCGGCGTCACCTTCGGCAAGAAGGACATGCTGCCGTACACCATCGCGGTCATCATGCCGTTCTCCAACCAGTTCCGCCGAGACTTCGGCGCTCTCTACGACCAAGTCGTCGCGAAGGGGCCGGGAGCCATCGCCCGCACGTTTGACAAGACCATCATGGGCCTCGTCGACGCTCCGGGAGCGGACTTCGACACCCTGAAGAGCGCGCAGACCGTCAGCATCGGCGAGGACGTGTGGAAGAACCTGAACAAAGCCGACGACCTCGTGTCCGAAGCGGATGGAACCGTGGACGGTTGGGCGTTGAGCACCCAGGGGCGCAGTGTGCTCCGTCAGGCGACCGACAACAACGGACGCCCCCTGTTCCTCAACGGCACCGCCGCCTCCGACGTGAGCACCGTGCTCGGCAACCGCACCTACATCAGCAAGGGCGTTCACGTGCCCGCCGTATCCGAGACACCGGGACCTGCCAAGGCAGAGATCCTCGGCGTGTGCGGAGAATTCTCCTCCGCCGCATGGGGCTCCGTCGAAGGAATGCAGACCAGCATCTCCGACCAGGCGTCCATCACCATCGACGGCAAGCAGGTAAACCTGTGGGAGCACAACATGTTCGCCGTCCGAATCGAAATCGAAGTCGGGTTCCGTATCCGCGACATCAACCGCTTCGTCCTGCTCACCGCCTGACGGAGTCCGACATGACTGTCGAACCAGACGTGTTCGCCACCTCCGACGACCTCGAACAGAGGTGGCACAAACTCACCGACGAGGAACGTGAGAAAGCCGACACGCATCTCGCGGACGTGACCGACTACATCAAGGAACGCTCCCCGAACTGGCAGCGGCTCCTCGACGAACGGCCACGCCTGCTGACGAAGATCACCTGCGACATCGTCCGCAGAATCATGCAGGCCGACCCGTACGACATTCCCGGCGGCATCACGCAGATGAACCAGACCACCGGCAGCTTCAGCGAACAATACAGTTTCGGAGCGCCCACCGGCGATCTCTGGCTGCGCGACGACGAGAAACGCATCCTTGGCATCAACGCTCAGCGCGCGTTCAGCGTCGACATGGCAACGGGGGAGACGTCCTAGTGGAAACCATCGAAGTGTGGCGCGGCCAGTCCACCACCGACACGGACGGCAACCCCATCCAGGGCAAACCCGTCCGCGTCGGCACGTTCCAGGCGATGGTCGCGCCAACCTCTACCACCGACCAGACCGAGGAGAACGCCAGCCCGCAGACCATCGAATACACGATCCACATCCGCGGTAGCCAGCCGACAGGCATCCAAGCCACCGACCTGATCAAAGTCAGAGGCATCCTCCTGCCCGTCAAAGGAAAACCGCAAGTGTGGAACAACCTCCACGGACGCCACATCGGCGACGTCATCACCGTGGGCGAACGGGAAGGATAACCCATGGCCAAACGATGCAGATTCGTGTTCAACCGAAAGGCATTCAGCCAGCAGGTGCTGAAGAACGAGACCCTGCGGGGCCGCATGCGCGACGCCGCCAACGAGGCCGTCACCGACAGCCGGTGCATGGTTCGCGACCATAACGGCGCGAACCGAAACGGCGTGGCCATCCTCTGCCCCGCACCCGTGGAGAAGGCGCACGGCACATTGGAGGACACGCTCGGAAGGATGCGCGTATGAGCATCCCCATCACCCCACGGCGCACGGAGCCGCTGCTCCTGCCCAGGCTGCGGGAGCTGTTCCCGGACGTGACGTTCGACACGATCGAACGCAACGACCTCGAACCTCCCTTCACCGAAGCCACATTGGCCGACTCCATGCAAGGCATGAGCACTCCCATCTCCCAGGCCGTGCGACTGCGGCTGAGCGTGCGCTGCATGAGAGAGGACCATACGGGCGACTGGGACAAGGCCGCCCGCCTGTGGGCGGCAATCGCGAGGGAGATCATCAGGCTCGGAACCGTCGCGCCGCTCATCAGCGCGTCACTGGAATCCGGGCCGGTACGCATGACCGACGAGGACAAGAGACTGGTGAGCGCGTACGGCGTGCTCCTGCTCGAGGTATCCGTCGCCTGAACTGAAAACACAAGAAAAGACAAGCAAAGACGTGCCGCCACACGCAGAACGGAAGCGAGGTGCAGACAGGAATGTCTGACAGCAACGAAGAACCCATCGCCGTCGAACAGACGGCATCCGAAACCAGCCTGCAGGACGGGCTCGGATCGACCGACTATGGGTACGTGTCCAACGGCAATACCGCCGGCAACGTGCGTCTGATCAAGAACTACGCGCTGTTCCTGTTCCCCAAGGGCGACAGCACTTTCGTCGCGCCGACCGGCGTGAACTGGACGCCGCCGTCCAACAAGAAGCCGATCGGATACAGCACCGAGGACGGCGCCGTCCTGCATCCGGAGCCGGGCGACAGCACCGACTACAAGGCGCACAACGGCGACATCGTCCTGTCCGACACGGACCCGGGCTACTGGACGCTCCAGCTCGCCGCGATGGAAGGCCGCAAGGACGTGGTATCCGCCTACTTCGACGTGGACGTGGAATCCGACGGCGGCATCAGCATCAAGGGCGCCGGCCTGAAGAAGGAATGGATCCTCGTCCTGGTCGCGCTCGACCAGCAGGACCGCCCCTTCCTCCTGTACGGCACCAACGCGAAGGTGTCCGACCGCGACGACGTGAGCCTGAAATCCAGCGAGATCATGAACTTCAGCATGACGTTCAAGATGCTCAAGGGCACTAACGGCGAACAGTTCCACGCATGGGGCCTCGTCACCGAAGACGCCAAGTAGCCCATTGATTCTTCCCGTGCGGCCGATGGCGGTCGGCCGCACGGGACCATTACCCATAACCGCCGATAACCATGAAACGGAGACGAAATGAGCGACAACACCTACCATGTCGTGGACGTGGACCTTACCGACGCGGAGGAGCTCAAGCCCGACGTGCACCTCGAGGTCGCCGGAGCGAAACTCGACCTGCCGAACCTCAACAACGCGGAACTGCCCATCGAACTCGTGCAGGCCATCCTCCTGGTCAAGAGCAGGCCGACGCTCTCCGACGAGGAGACCAGCGCGTGCATGGCCGCGTTCCTCGCATACTTCGAGAACGCGCAGCCGAACTTCTGGACCGCGCTACGTAAGACCAAACGCCCGATGGCCTACCTCATCGCCACGGTGAAGGCGTGGGCCGACGAATCCGGACTGGACCCAAAAGCGTTTACCTCGCCCACCTCTGGAACAACCACCGCGCGGCGCTAGCCTACGACTGGATCCGAGCGTACGGGCAGATCTACAGGCCCGTACGCTTCCGGGAATGGGTTGAAGGCCAACGTCCACGAGTCGATTGGGGACTCGCCTGGGCGTTGACCCGCGAAATCCTCAAAGACCATACGAGCCACTCGTGGATGGCGTTGCAGAACGCCGTCTACGCGCCCGACGGAGCCGAACAGGCGGTCTGGACGCTGTCCGGACAACGCAAACGCCCATGGTTCGACCACGAGCACGACCCGCTCCGCCCGCCAACCCCGACGCACAACCTCACCCGCCGTCAACGCGAGGACAGGGAACGGCTCAAAGCCTACTTCCACATCAACGACGACCTCTGACTCCGACCGCCATCGGAATCCCAACCTACGAATAAGGAAACACGATGGCAGCACAGGACATAGGCGTCGCATACGTCCACGTCGAACCATCCGGCAAAGGATTCGGCAAAAGCATCGAAGGCGACATCGGCGACGCCGTCAACAAAGCCTCCAAGAAAAGCTCCAACACCCTCATCTCGAAAATCGGCGGAGCATTCGGCAAAATCGGCAAGGTCGGCACAGGCGCGATCGTCACCCTCGCCGGCGGCATCACCGCATTGGCCGCCAAAGGCGGCTTCACCCGCGCCCTCAACATCGAGAACGCGCAGGCCAAGCTCAAAGGCCTCGGCCACGACAGCGCCAGCGTCACCGAGATCATGAACGACGCGCTCGCCTCCGTCAAGGGCACCGCGTTCGGACTGGGCGACGCCGCGACCGTGGCGGCCAGCCTCTCGGCTTCCGGCGTCAAGGAGGGCGGCGAGCTCACCCAGGTGCTCAAGACCGTGGCCGACACCGCGCAGATCAGCGGCAGGAGCCTGACCGACATCGGCACGATCTTCGGATCGGTCGCCGCGCGAGGCAAGCTCCAGGGCGACGACATGCTCCAGCTCATGTCGAGCGGCATCCCTGTCCTCCAGATGCTCGGCAAGCATCTGAACAAGACCAGCGCCGAAGTGTCCGACATGGTCTCGGACGGCAAGATCGACTTCCAGACCTTCGCCGACGCCATGCAGGAAGGATTGGGCGGCGCCGCCCAGAGCGCCGGCACCACGTTCGCCGGCGCCCTGGCCAACGTGAAGGCCGCGTTGAGCCGACTCGGCGAGACCGCGGCCACGCCGGTCCTCAACGGCCTGCGAGGCCTGTTCAACCAGGCCATACCGCTCATCGACTCGTTCACCGCCGCCGTGAAACCGACGCTGGAGAAAGTCGGCGCCGGATTGCAGAAGGGATTGGAGCAGGCAATCCCCACAGCGCAGGCGAAGCTCGCCTCATTCTCCACGTTCGTCCGGAACCTGCCGGGGATCCAGATGCTCATGGCATCGGTCACGAGCCTCAGGGCGCAGCTGTCAGGCCTGGCTGCCGCGATGGTCTCGCTGACCTCCAAACTGAACCTCGGCGGCGAGGCCTCCTCGAGATTCGGCGGCATCGTCTCCGCGCTCGGGAATCTGCTCGCATCGGCCGCGCAGTCCCTGGCCAACGCCGCGGGATGGGCGAAGACGTTCGTCAACACGTTCATCGAGACAGGTGCTCTCCAGCCCTTCCTGCATGCGCTGGCGAACCTCGCCACCGGACTTGCATCGGTGGCCACGGCGCTCGTCTCGGCCGCATCGCAGGCGCTCGGCTTCGACAACTCCGGGCAGACGGCGGGATTGGCGGCACAGCGGTTCGCGGCGGTCCTCGACACGCTCACCGGCGCGCTCATGACCGTGGGCGGCTGGCTGCAGTCGGTCGGGCAGTGGGCGCAGCAGAACGGCGCGCTGGTGTCCGGCGCGTTGAAGGCCATCACCATCGCATTGCTCGCGGTCAAGGGCTGGGACATCGTATCGGCCGGACTGAAAACGGTTTCCGGCGGACTGAAGGCCATCTCCGCGACCGCCTCCGGCGTGGAGAAGACCGCCACGGCCGCATTCGATCTGATCGGCAAATTATCCGACGTGGGAAGCGCGGCGGGCGGCCTGAAGCAACTCGCCAGCTCGTTCAATATCGTCAAGGCCGCCCAATCGGCGTGGAGCTCGGTGACCAAGGCTGCTACCGCCGTGCAATTGGCATTCAGCGCTGCCTTGGATGCGAATCCGATCGGCATGCTTGTCGTAGCCATCGGCGCGGTCGTCGCCGCACTGACATGGTTCTTCACCCAAACCGAAACCGGCAAACAACTCTGGAACAGCTTCGCCACATGGTTCACGGGAATCTGGAACCAGATCAGCACCGCATGCCAACCAATCCTGCAAACCATCGCCACATTCATCACCCAGACCATGAGCCAAATCCAGCAAATCTGGCAAACCGGATGGACACTCATCACCACCGTCCTCCAAAACGTCTGGAACACGATCGGCCCCATCATCATGACCGCACTCACCGCGATCATCACCGGCATCCAAACATTCATCACCACCATCACACCACTCCTGCAAGCCGGAATACAGAACATCCAAACCATCTTCCAAACCGCCGCCACCATCATCAGCACGGTCTGGAACGGACTCTGGAACACCATAACCACCGTCGTACAAGGCACATGGACCATCATCACCACAATCATCAGCACCGCACTCACCGTCATCCAAGGCATCATCCAACTGGCGCTCGCGGTCGTCAACGGGAACTGGAGCGCCGCGTGGTCGGCCATCCAGGGCATCGTGTCGGCAGTGTGGGGCGGCATCCAAGGTGTCGTCTCCGCTGGCATCGGCATGGTCAGCGGAGTGGTATCCGCCGCATGCTCGACAATCCGGAGCGTGTGGGCCGCGTTGTGGAATGGCGTCGGAAGCATTGTGTCGAGCGTCTGGGGCGGCATCGTCGGCACCGTAAGCAACATGGTTGGCCGTGTCGGGAGCGTCGTGAGCGGGATCGGCGGAACCGTCCGGAGCGCGGTGTCCGGCGCGGGAAGCTGGCTCGTCAGCGCGGGACGCAACATCATCCAGGGATTGATCAACGGCATCACAGGAATGGTCGGCTCGTTGTATTCCAGCATCACCAACGCGTTGTCGGGCTTGGTGGACAAGGCCAAGAACGCTTTGGGCATCCATTCCCCGTCGCGTGTGTTCCGCGACAAGGTCGGCGTGATGGTCGGACGTGGCATGGCATTGGGCATCGACGATTCCGCGCATGTGGTCAGCCGTTCCATGGATTCGCTCGTCTCCACGATGAGCCTCTCCGACGCGGACTGGTCGAAGACCGGCAGGCTGAACGTCACGGCCGACACCGGCGCCAATGCCGGCGACGGCGATCTGCGGGAACTCATCGCGGCCGTCGAATCGCTGCACGACGACCTCGGATCGATCATCGCCAGGTACACGCCGACGATAGGGGACCGCGACTTCGCAAGGAAGGTGAGAAGTGCAATCGCTTGAATACGCGTGCGCCGCCACAGGTGAGCGAATCGGCTTCGAAGGGCCTCTGTACGGCGAAACGCTCGCCGGACTGCGCGGCCGCGTCTGGGACTACAGCATCGGCGCACGCGGCCTGACCGGCATCACCCGCGGCGCGCGCGAGGAGACCGTCGCCGTGAAGATCCACGACTCGACCGCCACGCTCGACCTGCTGCGCCGCCTCGCCGACGCCGACATGGCCGCCGGCACGCCAGGCACCCTCGTGGCCGACGGCGAATGGGAGACCAGGGCGTGGATCGCGAAGAGCGAACCGCAGTCCATCACGCCCACGATGGTCGAGACGCAGCTGACCATCGTGCTTGCAGACGGCGTGTGGCGGCGCGGGACCACCGAACACCACGACCCGCGAGCCGACAAGGCCGGCGGCGACCTCGACTACCCGTACGACTACCCGCACGACTACGCCGGCATGAGCATCCTCGACACCGTGGCCAACGCGACCGGCATGCCGCAGCCGGTGAAGCTCACGATCTTCGGCCCGTGCGTCAACCCGTACATCATCATCGGCACGAACCGGTACGAGGTCGACGCGACCATACCGGCTGGCAGCAGACTTGAAATCGATGCGGCCTCCGATAGCAGAACCGTCACGATGATCTCGGACACCGGCCTGCGCACCAACCTCTTCGGCAAAGCCGTGCGAGGCACCGGACGCGGATCCGGTACCTACATCTTCGAACCGCTGCCGCCCGGCACGAGCACGATCAGCTGGGCCGGCGGATTCAAATTCGACCTGACCGCCATCGAAGAGAGGAGCGAACCGCCATGGACCTGATCGTCACCGACACGAACGGCACGCCGTCCGGCTCGTACGCCTCGTGGACGCTTGACCTGGCATACGGGTCGGGGGAGAACGACTTCGACCTCCGATGCCCGGCACGTCTGCAGCCCGGATGCCGGTGGTGGGTCGACGGGACAGGCTGGGGCGGCATCGTCGACGACGTGCGGACCAGCGTCACCGGCGGCGAGGGCGAGCTGACCTACCACGGGCGCGACTGGCACGGCCTGCTCGCCTCGAAGATCCTCGAACCGGACAAGGGCAGGGACTACCTGACCATGAGCGGCACGATCGGCACGCTCCTGCGCACGGTGATCTCCCGTATCGGACTGCAGGACATCATCACCGTCACGGAAGGCACGTCCAAAACCGCACGCTGGCAGTTCGACCGGTACTGCGACGCGTGGAGCGGCCTGTCCAAGATGCTGCGCGCATCAGGACTGCGGCTGCGCATCACCGCAGCGAAGAACGGCGTGGCGGTCGACGCGCCGCCGATCACGGCCGCCGGCGACCTCATCGACTCCGACCTCATCGACTTCGACGCGACCCTCGCCTCGCATCCGATCAACCACCTGATCTGCCTCGGCAAGGGCGAACTCAAGGACAGGATCGTCGTCCACTGGTACGCCGACCAGAAAGGCACGCTCAGCCACACGCAGACCATCAAAGGCGCGGACGAGCGCACAAGCGTCTACGAGCTCGCCGCCGCCGACGCCGCCGAACTCGAGACCAAAGGCAAGACAAAGCTCCAGGAGCTGCGAGATACAGGCAGCATCGACGTGGACGTTACCGACGGCATCGACCTCGACGTGGGCGACACCGTGACCGGCCGCGACAACACCACCGGCATCAAGGTCACCGCCGAAATCACCAAAAAAATCATCAAAATCGAAGACGGCATCTCGACCGTAACCTACGAGGCGACCACCGCATCCACGGAATCGACCGGCGAGACCGGCGGCGGTGGGTCAAGCTCCGGAGACGGCCACGCCTACTACGCCGGCAGCGGCCTCACCCTCTCCAACTGGACGTTCAGCGCCGATGTGACCGCCGCCGACCTCGAAACGGTCCGCAAAACCGCCACCGAAGCCAACAAGGCCGCATCCGACGCCTCGGCCGAAATCGGAGGCGCCAGAGACCTCGCCAAACAGGCCGGCGTAAAAGCCGACACGGCCACCACCACGGCGCAGAACGCGTTGGCCGCGGCGCAGGCGCGAGTCTTGGACATCACTGCATTGGCTCCCGTCACAGTGACCCGCACCGACGAGACGGCTGCCATCACCGTCGCACAGGCCACATCATCGGCGGACGGGCTCCTTGCCGCCGCAGACAAGAAGAAGCTCGACGGCATCCAGTCCGGCGCGAACAAGTACACGCTGCCAGTGGCATCCACCGCCACCCTCGGCGGCGTCAAACCCGATGGCACGACCATCACCATCGGCCCGGACGGCACCATCACCGCGCAATCCAGCGCGACAGTGGCATCCTTCCTCGCCGCACACCCAATCGGCTCGCTCTACTGGTGCGTCGCCGGAGACCCCAACGACCAGGGCGGCACATGGAAGGAAATCCACACCATCATCGGCGGACACGTCTGGCAAAGACTCGCCTGAAAGGAACATCATGGCAAAAACCACGAACATCACCAAATACACATGCGACCGCTGCCACGACAGCGCATACCTCACCGACGGAGATCCGCGCACGTCGAGCGACTGGCACCAGATCAAACACACCACCGCGGACGGAGTGACGCAGGAGGCGCTGGCATGCACCTCATGCCAGCAGGAATTCAAGAAACTCGCCGCCACGCAGGACGCGGCCTACACGGCATGGCTTACCGAGGGAAAGGACTGACATGACCACCACGCTCATCACAGGCAAGGGCGGCACACCGCACATCACCAGCGGCGACATGGGCGCCATGCAAGCCGGGGTCATAGGCAACGGCAGCTACCTGCTGCAGGGGGCTGACGGGAAATTCCCCGCGGTCACCATGCAGGACGCCAACCATGCGCTGATCCCAGTCCTCAACCTCGTGGTCGAAGGACGATACGCGCGAGTCACCGAGGCTGAGACCGCGACCATCGAAAGCGGCGTGAGCGGCCGGAACCGCAACGACCTCGTCTGTCTCAAATACACGCGGAACGGTCAGAACATCGAGACCGCTGCCATCGCCGTGCTCAAAGGCACGCCAAACACCGGAACGGCCGCCGATCCGACCGTCCCGTCGGGCAGCATCCACTCGGCCTCCGGCACGGTGTGGATCCCGATCGCCCGCATCCCGATCAGCGGGATCACGCCAGGCACGCCGGTCATGCTCATCAAACAGCTGCCTCCCATGTCGAAGCTGTGGGATTCCGTATTCCAGTCTGGTGAATGGGTCGTGGTCGCGCGGCCTAGAGGCTATGACGCCTACTGCGTCACGTCCATGATCTTCGAGCCGAACACGAACACGTCAATAGACATCAAACTGC